GCGGGATCAGAGGCGTCCCACACCAGGTACCGTCTCCCAATAGCATTACCCGGTTTGTAATGCCGGCTGGTGTATTCTGACGAAGTTCTGAACACAATGTTCGACAGAATCTGAATAGGAAAAATAACGATCATGATAGTCTCGCCACACAGATGGTACGTGCAGATCGATTAATGGATGACAGATCGGCTCAAGAACAGCCAACCCATCTAAATATCGTTCGATCGCAATCTGGTGTTCTACTGGTATATGATAGAGTTCTTCAACTAGGAGTCGAGTACGCAACGGAGGTGCTCTCATTTTACCCCTACTATTCATTTTGGCTTCCATGAATTGGTCGCGCACCCACTGGCATTCATGCCCAGAAAGCACAGCGCTGTAACCGCGAGTAACACGCAGACCATATCTTGCTAGGGAGGTTAAAATTGGACAACCTCCATATTGGTAAGCCATGGAAATTGCTTTACACCGAAGCAATTCCATCTTCCGCCTCGACCGTGAACGAGCATAGGTCGAGCTGGTAAGACCAAACGTCACTAACTCTTCAAGTGGGTTTGTGACATTAATCAGGTCAATAGGATCAAAGACCAAGCCACAGAAGGAGGCCGTTTCCAAACGATCAGAAACCTCCATCTTGATTGTCATACCAAGTCGGGCGAAAAATTCACTAGTTGGTGGAGTTCCAACCATAGTGAATAATCCATCATCGCCTTCCACACATCCGTTAACGTCAGTGCAGCCTGCCTTACTGCACGCGAACAACATGAGCATTAGATTCGAAAATCCGTTGCCCAATGACGTATTCATTTCCCCGGACATGCGTTTCGCGTTAATTTCCATGTCAAAAAATTTGAACACACATCGATTTCTCCCAGCGATTACTCTGAGATTATGTGAAAACTCTTCCGCATAAGCTTTAGGTAACTTGCTTGTCATATAGTCATAGAGTACAAATTCACAAGACTCCATGATCTCTGCGGTAAAATGAGCTTCATACGCTGTATGGTCAGTGGCTATAAATTTTGAGCCCCAACCGATCTTGTCAGCTAAATACTTAGGCCTATCTGCGACCGGGATCTTTTTAATGAACCAATGAAGTTGAAACAACTCTTTCTCAATCAATCGAAAAATCGGACCAACAAGCGTTTTAAACTCATCAGTTCGACTATTGATCGCTCGAGCATGCTTATATTCTGGATAACACTCATCTTTCATAAAAGATTTGACCAAAGCGTATTTAGGATCACGCCTGTCAACGATTTTGTTGTGTTTCATAAGCAATTGATTCTTCCTCCATTTTGGATAATTACAAGATTCAAGCCAAGTATTAACCGACAGATCTGAAGTCGGACTCAGTGGCGTAAGATTGGAATGAACCCAATCCTTGACAAACCTCTTGAACTCCGCCAAAAGTTCTGGGTCTGGTGTCGGTGTGCACATAGCAAACCTTTTCTGGACGCCCGCCTTCATCGTGTCGGGATCACCTGGGTCAGGATGCGGCATAGCTGCCCCCCTGCAGTGACATCCTAAACTTGCACTAACGATCGGTCGACACTCTGGGAGTTGGGACAACCGGGTCGGACCAATACTGCAAGAAGGATCCAAAGCTGGTAAGGGAGGAAGTTTTGCCTCTCCTAGGCGATATCCGAACGCGACTACAATGTCACGACGGGCGCGTTGGGAAAAGGGAGTTGGCCTACTTTCTGCTGCATCTGCTTGTGAATGCCATATGCCAAAGCAGTAGAAAATTGGATGGAATGAGCGTTCCAAAGTAAATCATACCTATTCTGACTGACCGATATCAGATTAGTCATCCTGACTTTAATTCGTTCAAAAGCCAGGGCATCATCCATTCCCAACTGAAGAATCGCTGGACTATTCAGTTGAGCAAGAATTTCGATTGGGACTTGAAACCGGACGGGACTGTTCCTTTTCGGAAACCAGCACGCCATCCCATAAGGTCCGGTGATCCCAGGAATGTGCACTCGGAGAGACTCAGATTTCTGATATTCCATGTCAGTATACCGAGGCCGATGTTT